CCTGCCACCACCCCCAACACGGGGGAATGTCAGGCGCTGACTTGGGGTGTCATGTTACCATGCACTCCTCTCTGGGTGGAGCCCTTTCACAGGGAGTCCGTCCACGGGCCAGCGTCCGACCACTGCTTGACAAAGAGCTTGACCGCTCGATGTCTAACGCGTGTAGTAGGTATTTCTACACGGTCCACACCACTACCTGCATTAAGGAGGTCCAGATCTCTCTGCTGTTCGAGAGACCAAAGACATTTCAGTAGCAACCCGGTTCCAGACAGCTTTACCTTTACAGGAAAAGCCATAATGACCGGACACAAGAACCCGTCAATGAAATGAGGGGCTCTCTTCGGGTGAACGACGTCAAAATCGTCACCCAATGCTACATCCGAAAACGTCTCCCCTTCACGAAGAAAGAGAGGTATCTCCGGCCGCCTGCATACTTGAGGCAATGCCCTGATTACCTTTTCGTAAGCACGAAGGAATCTAGAGTCGCGGTAGCGTCCACCGCCACGCCGTGAGGCGTAACGGGCGATACTATTCGCTAACCAGATCTTACGTGCCGGTGTGTCTACCGCATCAGAGATGCGGAAGGGTGTGACGTCAACGCCAAGAAAGTAGTGTTTACCACAACTCTCCCGAAACGGGCCCGACGTAAACGTCTTTTTCAGATTCGGTTTGAAACCGACAAATGATAGGACATCTAAGAGGAGCTCTGAAGCCGCAGTGGGGACAATAATATCATCCCCATAGACTGCGAGGCGTTGATCCTGTTCGTTTAGGTATGACAAACACGCTTTAGCTAAGGCCCAAAATAAAAGGGTCTCGAGCTCGAACGTGAAGCCATTACCCATTGACGAAACCTTTCTGTAGTAGATTTTACTACCGTCAGGTAGAACCCCAATAGGACTTCTGCATAGCTTTATAGCAGTCATCCAATCGGGTGGCATCAACTCGTCGCATAGTGCCAGGCTTATACAGTCTGACGCCATACTCAAGTCTATCGTAGCCAGCTCGGACGTCAAGCTCCCTGCTTGCGCAAGGACCTGATTCTTCTCTTGAGAGTCGAGGTTTATCCCGACCCGCTTGAGTTTTCCTCGTATGAGGCCACCAATCCCCTTCTGGATATACATATTCATTAGGGGTTCAATAGCAATCACACGATCCGTCTTCGCATTCTTAGGAACAGTGGTGACGCGATTTCCATCCACAACTTTTAGGTTGTAAAAAGGACCTTCACCGGAGTTTTCGGTCACCTGGGATACCCAAGTGGGTGACACGGCAATTGCCGAGCACGCAAGGATCGCGTTTCCGGATGTCGATGTCGGGTTTTTGCACCCGAACTTATATGTACTATCGCTTCTACGTCTTGGGACACCGACGCTTGCGCCGGGGCCGAAGGCAAAGAACTGCGAGGCAGAGTCCCACTTAAAGGGACCCAGGAGCTGTGCGATTTTTAATCTTGCGCTATGTAATATAGCACAGATAGGGGCGCTCGTTGGAACGAGGCCCCTTCGTAACAGCATCAGACGGTTACCCGCCTCCTTGCACATCTGTTCGGAATGTAGAAACTTCGTAAGGGCGACAGCCTCTCGATCAATGCCAAGATCAAAGTTAGGAAACTTTGACAAAAGCTCGACTAAAAGGTAATCATCCGCAAATATATCTACATCAGTGTATTCAGACGGGTTAACCTCGCCTGACACTACGTCCTTAGGAGAAAAGTCCCCCAGAATACGTTTTACAGATGGACCTGCAATATCCTCATAAAGGATACGGGAGATCTGCATAGCTATACATGTAGACCGACAAGACAAGTCAATAGTTTTTTGTCTTTTCATCTGAGTTTTCCGTTTCAGAAGTAGAGTGGGATAAACCAGAATGACCCCCCTAGAGTATCAGGGAATCACTGGTTTCCGACGATGGATGCCTACCAGGCACCCTCGCCGGTATCGACAGCGGCAGAAAATACCGCATTCGAGACTAGGTTTTGAAGCCTGGTTCGAAAGTCGACCCGCTCAGCGGCAGTGAAGGTACTGGGTATTTCGATGACGATGTTGGCTTTGCCAACACCGGTCTCCGAGCCAATACAACCACATGCCGAGTCGGCTGTAGCAAGCTTCGGCGCAGCCAGAATGAACTGGATACGCTCGATACCTGACTTCCGGTCTAGTCGGACGCTCTCTGTGACGTTGGATCTTCCACCGCCAAAGGTTGCATCACCGACAAGTGCCCATGAAGCGACGTCCCCTTGTTTACCGCGGGGGGTGTACACCTTAGTGTTTAAGGTAAGGTTTGCTTGTGCGGCCATAGGATTATTCCTATCTCCGAAATTGCTGGGACAATAGCGACAGTGCGTTCGCGATGTGACCAGCAGAGAATGGGCTCTTAAAGTAGAGGCCCGGGACTGGTGACCCACCGTATTTGGTGCGGATGAAGTCGACTGCTTCCCAGGATATTCTTGGGCTGTCACCGACGAATCGTGTGGTTGGCCCATAGGGCTTTCCAGGAACGAACCTCCGCACTTCCATACTAATACGCTGCATATCAGACCGGATACCTTGAACAAAATCGTACCCGAGGTCCGCATCCATCGCACTAAGCCAGCCGCCAATTGGTACAAACCAATCGACGACGAAGCTATAGCGGACTTTCTCCCAGACGATACTCGCAGGGTTGACTAAACCCAAGGAGTTTAACTCAGCAAGAAGAGGATTCCGCATTTTGTACCAGAGTTTAACCTGGTAGCGGATATCATACTTGTAAGTACGGTAAAGAGTTCCCATCGAAGTTGCTGAATTAGCATCAACGTGGACGATCTTCTTACCACCCGCCTGTACGGCATAGAGCCGTCCAATTTCTTTATTTGCCTTCTCGAGGGCCTTACAAGACCCAAGAATATCGGCCAACAGAGGAGACCACCCATACTGCAATTCTAACCATCGTTTCGGAATGTTCTTCCACGATGCGCGAGGCAGGTTACCACTGTAAAGCATACGCTTCACAGTGCGCCAATCCTTCGGATTAGCTCGTTGAAAACGAGCCAAGCTTCCACGAATTGTAGCTAAATTAGACGTGAAGAGCCTAACAGTTTGTTTACGTTCGGCAAATGCAACGCCGAGGCTAACATTCTGTCCCTTGAGATTGTTGAGCGCCCTTATCTCGAGCTCGCTCCAGCTTGAACCACTTAAGCTGTAGCGGCCCGGATAGTCTGGCATCTCTATTAGAGATGTCCATAGGCTGCCATCTAGATACGTATCAGTTGTCACTGACGGAGTACCTTCGTACGCGATAAACGATGCAGTTGTAGATGAAGACACTGCTTTGAAGACCCTACGATTCCATCCCGTTGCAGCACGGAACCCATTTAAAATGGGAACAGTGACACTGGCAGGTTTAATGTGCCAGTAGCGACGACGCAGAAACGGAACGATTTGCACAGTTGGTGGGTTATTACCCACTGTAATAATTCTCTGTGTATTGATCGACTCGTTAAAATGCTCGTTAATGGGAAGTGTGGACATAGGATCTCCTTAGCATTTAGCAGCGTAGCGGCACC